AAACTATTAAAAACCCTTGTCGCTAGAGATGATGTGATAGTTACTTCAGGCAGCACATTTGAGAATAAAGACAACTTAGCTGAGTCAGCATTAGAGATGATGCGCGAACGATATGAAGGCACGCATCTAGGTAGACAGGAGCTTTATGCTGAGATATTAGAAGACGTTGAAGGTAGCTTGTGGACTCTGGCAATGATTGAGGATGCGCGGTTGCCTGCCGATACAGAAATAGAATTGACGCAAATAATAGTCGCTGTTGACCCTGCTGTCACTGCGAATGTCAATTCGGATGAAACAGGCATAATCGTTGTTGGAAAGTGCGTAAAAAATGAATATTATGTTTTAGAAGACATTTCTGGTAAACATAGTGTTGACAAATGGGGTAAGATGGCTGTAAGGGCTTTTTATGAATGGGAGGCCGACAGAATAGTGGCAGAAGTAAACAATGGCGGTGACTTGGTTGAGCGATTATTGCGGAGCATAGACGTTAATGTTCCATACCGAAGCGTCAGAGCGTCACGCGGGAAAATGGTTCGGGCTGAACCAGTTGCAGCTTTGTATGAGCAACATAAAGTACACCATATAGGCGTTTTTGAAGAATTGGAAACGCAACTAACGACCTACACTGGTCAAACGAATCCTTCACCAGATAGATTAGATGCTTTAGTTTGGGGGTTGTCAGAGCTAAGCAAATCATCCGGTGAAGTAAGTTGGAGAATAAGCTGATGGGTGTATTGAGTGGAATCAAATCAATATTTATAGGCAGTCAGCCTGAAGAAAAGGCGTCCAACATGGTAGGCTACTTTGGGATTGGGGCAGGCTCGTCAACAAAATACTCATACGAAGACCTAGCGTCAGAAGGGTATTTGAAGAACGCCATTGTCTATCGGTGCGTTAATGAAATAGCCAAAGGCGGCAGCAGCGTAGACTTTGCAATCAAGATGAATGACGAGGTGCTGGAGTATCACCCGTTGATTGATTTGCTAGACCGACCAAATCCACTGCAATCCAATAATGAATTCTTCCAAGCGCTGTTCGGATATCTGATGCTTTCGGGTAACGCTTACATCTTGAAATCAGGCGGGATGGACGGCATACCGCAAGAACTTCATTTGTTACGTCCAGACAGAATGGCTATCAAAGGCGGGAAAGGGTATATACCTGAACGATATGAATACCTAATTAACGGGCGGATTCAGCAATCCTACGCGGTAGACCCGAAGACGGGATATAGTGACGTTAAGCATATTAAGCTGTGGAATCCGTTAGATGATTACTACGGCTGCTCGCCACTATCAGCCGCCGCCGTAGAGATTGACCAGCACAATTTAAGCAGCAAACATAATATTAATCTTCTCAATAACGGTGCTAGACCCAGTGGTGCAGTTATCTTCAAACCCAAGGATGAAGCGGGATTCGCAGTAAATCTATCAGAAAGCCAACGCGCTCAACTGCTAACTGACCTCAACAACAGGTTTCAAGGTGCAGGAAATGCTGGCAGACCTATGTTGCTGGAGGGTGATTTTGACTGGAAAGAGATGGGAATGAGTCCAAGAGATATGGACTTTATTAATCTAAAGCACATGAGCGCTACAGATATTGCCTTATGTTTCGGTGTGCCATCCCAATTAGTCGGCGTACCAGATTCACAAACCTACGCCAATGTAGCGGAAGCACGGTTGAGCCTGTACGAAGAAACCATCATTCCTCATCTGAAACTTATTCAGTCGGATTTGAATGAGTGGTTAACGCCTATGTTTGATGAGCGATTGGAGTTTTGTTTTGATTACACTAACATTCCAGCGTTGTCAGAGCGAACACGGCGCACTTTTGAAAACGTGACCAGCGCGGTGGAAGCAGGAATAATGACGCGCAATGAAGCACGGGCAGACTTAGGTCTTAATCCAGTAGATGGCGGCGATGAAATTTATATTGCTGGCAATCTATTCCCGTTGGGCAGCGAATCGCCAGTGCAGCCTGTCACGCCTGAGAACGAGGAAGACATTGCTGAGTATGAGCCGGAAAGTGATGCAGAGAAATCACTTGTGTCCCAGATAGGTGTTCTGGAAAAAACAGCTTAATACTATGGCTAAAATAATTATAGAAATTGATACAAACAACCTAGATGACTTAAAACTTACTCAAATGGTTGAAAAATTAGTATACCTTCTGGACAATCTAATAGACGATAGAGAACTGGAAGACGAGGGGTAATATTAAAATGGGGCTGGCGCTTGTATCGGAGACAGAAAACAAGCAACTGCGCTCGTTCAGGCGCGGTAGAGTCAGTGTCAGACGGGAAGTTAGGAAGCAAACAGTGCTTCGGAACAAGCTGGAAAAGCGAATATTTGGCAACCTGAATAGAGAAATCAGCCGCGTAATCAATACAAGAATATTCTTGTACCGCGAGTTTGGGCTGTTTGAAGAAAGTCATATGGCGTTAGAAATGAACGAGTCGCTGCAGCCTATTATGTATGACCATTACAGGCGCATATTCAAAACAGTCTTTGAGTCCAACGAAGAAGTCTATGAGTCTATCAAATCGTTAGACCTGCCAGTGTTCGGCAGAAACCGAGACATTGAAACACTTATATTGGCATACAACCAAGGGAGACTTCTCTACCTTGATGGCATTTCTGCAAAGATGGCTAAACGAGTGTCTAACATCATTACGCTAGGCCGCAGGGAAGGTTGGTCGTTAGATGACATTGCGAAAAACATAAGAGACGAGGTGTTACCCATCGGTAGAAGCAGGGCGGCGCTTATAGCCAGAACAGAAACACATAACGCTTCTAGTTTCGCCCATCATCAGTACAATGACATCTTACGCAAAGACCTTGGAATGCAAATGAAGAAAATCTGGTCATCAACAAGCGACGCACGAACAAGGTCTATTCACAATGAGGCCAATGGTCAGATTGTGGATATGGATGAAAAGTTTATGGTTGGTGGGGCAGAAATGGAACACACAGGCGATCCGGCTGGAGGCGCAAGAAATAATGTTAACTGTCGTTGTGTAACAATTTATGCTGACACAAGAGATGTAGTGATACCTAATCAGAGCTTGGTAACGGTGAAAAACTAAAGACTTACTAAACATTGTGCTATGATGATTTGACATGTGGACGAGATGTTGGTAATGACTTATTATAATGAGGTGTTAATGAGGATAGCTTATGAGCAATCAGTATACGAAAGCTGAAAATATTTTAAGCTGTCACGCAAGTGCGTACACATCTTCAGAAGATGATTCTAGTCAGAATACGGTAACTGTCAAAATTGCGGAAGCAAAAACAGAAGGACTCAATGAAATTTTATCAACGAGCGATGTTGACGAAGTGTCAGAGGGTCATCGTGTCGCCAATCATGAAGATGAATATGTTGAGCTAAAAGCTGAAATAAAGCTATTAGCAGAGGAAGACATTGATTTGCCTGAAGAACAAGGCACTTTTGAGGGCTACGCTTCCGTTTTCGGCAACACCGACCTCGGCAACGATGTCATAAAGAAGGGCGCGTTCACTGAAAGCCTAAAAGCTCGCAAGCCAAAAGGAATCAAACTGCTATATCAACACAAGTCCGACATGCCTATTGGTGTGTTTGACGACATTAAGGAAGACGGCACTGGTCTTCATGTCAAAGGTCGGTTGGCGTTAAAAACAACCGCTGGGCGAGATGCATACGAACTATTAAAAATGGGTGCGCTAGATGCCATGTCAATAGGATTTAGAGCGAACCCTGACGAAGTTTCATACGATAAACGCGCAAAAAAGCGAACTATCGGTGAAGTAGACCTGTTGGAAATATCATTGGTAACTTTTCCTATGAATCCTAAAGCATTGATTCGTAGCGTTAAGGCCACTGAGATATCCATCAGGGAATGGGAAAATGGAATGCGAGATGCCTTCTCACTTTCACGTTCGCAAGCAAAGGTGGCTGCAAAAGCTGTTCACCAAATATTTGACGTTAAGACCGAAAGTAGTGAGACGCTACCAGTGATTGACGAGAATATGGAACTGGTAAATGCCATTAAAAAACTTACTTTAACCCTAAACACATCTTAATTAGGAGAACGATATGGATGATGTAAAAAAGGTCATGTCTGAGTTTGGTCAAGCGTTTGAAGAATTTAAAAAAGCGAATGACGAAAAATTGGACAGACTAGAAAAGGGCTTGGGAGAGGACGCCTTGTTGAACGATAAGGTTTCTAGCATTGAAGCAAAGCTAGATTCGTTGGAAGACATCAACGCGGAAATCAAACAAGCTAAAGAGCGCCAAGAAAAGGCGTCAGAGCAAGTGGCACGGCTAGAGACGGTTCTATCAAGACCGAATTCTAGTCATGACACTAAACAG